ATCTACATCAAGATCACCAGTAACATTTGCTGCACCTGTAATAGTAAGAGTAGTTGTATCAATAGTAACAGCAGTTGAGGCATCTATGTCAACTGTAGGTGCTACAAGTTCTAGTTCTGTATCTGCATCTATATCAAGCTGTCCATCTGTGCTAGACTTTATGCTTAGTGCTGTGTCCCTAAATTGTATAGCTTTATCTGTATCAACTAATATATTTTCACCAAGACCATCAATGTATGCTTTACCATCTAAGTACAAATCTTTAAACTCAAGAGAAGATGTACCTATATCTAATGTATTATCTGTCTTTGGTTTTATTTCGGTTGAACTAGCTACAAAGTCTTGCACTGGACCAAGCACCGTAACAGGTCCACCTTCGGCGGTAGTACCATCATGCGTATGTCCACTTGTAGCATTAAAGGCTGACTCAATAGCGTCATATTCGCCATCAAAGTCAGCAGCATTAATTACGTTTCCATCAGCAATATTATTACTGGAGTCGTTTCTGGTATATCCTGTTCCCATAGTTTTACCTTCTTGCGTTAGTGGCGTATTCTACTGTTAATGCGTCAAGTGAAAATGGTGGTGCTTGTGTACTAGAATCAAATAAGAAAGACACCGCAAATCCTGATCCTACAACTTGACTTTCAAATAGTTTAATTAACTTAGCACCATATGAAGTTGTTCCAAATACTCCTGATCCAAAAAATCCAACTGTACCTTGTGTATTTTGTATGTTAATTGGGGCAGGTTGTATAACTCCTGATTGGTCAAAGTCAAGTTTTAAACTTAGATCAAATGAAATACTACCCTGTGGATCAGTATACAAAAACAACTTATAAAATGTTTTTCTTACTCGTGGGTCTTCGATAGGTATAAAAGGCGTTGCAAAAGATATAGTAATTGCATTGCCACCAAAGTCACTACCAGATTCCATCTGATACAAGTAACCATCATCGTCTGCAAATACTACAACTTCAGCATCAAGATGATAATTACTGTCTGCTACATATGCTCGTATGCCTCTAGTTTCCGCATACTGCATATTGGAACCACCTTGTTCCGCAAACTGCACTGCTAAAATACCTTGAGCATTGGCACGAGTTATATTATTATTATATCCAAATATTCTGTACTGTGATTTTTCACGTATAACACAACTAGTAAAATGTGTATTGGCAGCAATAAAATCTGTTAAGTTATTCTGTATTGTTTTTGATACAACACCTAATCCAAAGTCACCTATACGATCTGTTGCACTTAATAGTCGCAAACCATCAGGTGCTAAGAACATTATATCACCACCCACTTCTTGGATAGTGTCACTTTCAATACAACCTATATCGTTAGTTACTGGCTGTAATGTAAAGTCTGCAATAGTATTCCCAACTAATCTTAGTATAGATACTTCTGTAAAAATAATTAACTGATCACGAAAAACTTCTAGTCCAGAAATAGGAGAACCTACGTTTATAGAACCTGCACCATTAGCCACTGAGAAATCATTATCGGTATAAGGAGCAGTGAAATTAAGTATAGTTCCCTTTCCAAAAAACAAAGCATTTTTAAAGTTGCTTATAAAAGATGCTCCTTTTACATCAGCAGGAGCATCATTTAAAACTGTAAATACACTACTATTATATAAAGCAGGAGCATTTGCCCCATCTACTAATGCTATCTTTTGAGTGCCATCGTAGTTATACTTTGCAAAACGAGTTCTTGTAGCACCCTCTCTGCTTGTAGATATAAATGTAATAGCAGCATTGTCAGCAGGACTTGATGCAAGTGCAGGGTCAATACTTAAAGTAGCACCACCTGAAGACACCGTTGCGGTAGCTGTTACTGTGTAAATTTTTGCAACACCAGCAATTGTAAACTGGTCTTGAGCTTGAGGTGCTGCAGTTAAACCATCTACAATAAGAGATGAACCTGTTTGACTTGCTCCATTTACTAAAGTTGTTCCATAATTAGGAACATTTATTTTTGTAAAGCCTACACCTGTACTGCTAAGTATATCCGCATTCTTAGCAATAATAGCTTGGCTTTCCCAACTAGCCACTCCAAGAGCAAGATAATTTAGTGTAGTTGATACAAATGTAATATTATCTTGATCTGATGGATTAACCACCATTGTTTGGGATAATGTAAGTGCGGCTCTATTTGTTGCTGCTGCAAAAGTAACACCACCAGCAGCTATTGTATATCTAAAACTAAGAACTGCGTTATCTGCTGGTGTAGAAGTTAAAGCTGAACTAAGAGTTAAAGTTGACTCTGTTGAACTTAAAGCTGTTGCACTACTAATAGTATATACAGTAGAGTCACCTGCTATAGTAAATGTATCATTAGCAGAAGGTCGTACATCTAAGCCATCTACAACTAATGTAGTTCCCGATTGACCAGCCCCATCTACTAATCCACCTGTAAAAGTTAATACATCTCCTGCTATTGGTGTTGTATGTATATTAGCTATTGTAAGAGATGTACCACTCTGACTAGCCCCGTGTACTTTAGGCGCACCATAAGGTGGTATAATATCACTGTCGTATTTATCATACCCTTCAACTCTACGATAACCACCCTGTACAGACGGCTCAAAGTTTCTTAATATACGTGCGCTACCCGGTGCGTTAAGACCTTGCTGTAACGGAGAAAGGTTACTTAATAATCCACCACGAAACTCAACGGCGTAGGTTTTCCATGCGTCAGCCAAACTACTACCCCTATGTTATGGAAGAATATCCGTATCTAAGACCACCACCTGTGTTTTGCGGAATCATGTATGAACGTACATATCGTGTACGATTAATTAACATTGAACGCATGTACTTAATACCTTCATCAAATTTTTCTTTCATTACTAATGCGTCTTGTGTATTACCTCTAAATAGGTATGCATAATGCATAGCACCATCTACAATAACATGCGCAAATCTATCGGGTATATCTATTGTGTCATTGTTAGCAGATAAGTCTGCACTAAAATTAAAATACTCAAATGTTAAAACGTAAGCAGCATTAGGTTCTGGTGTAAGAATAAACTCAAGAGATGGAGCATGTACTACACGAGTAGGTACACCTTGAAAACTAGAACTGTTATATTCTTGTGCTACAAATTTATCTAAATATTCTTCATACGTCATAGGCAGTATTCGTGTTGTAGAATTACCTATGGTTGAATTTTCTTGAATCCTAAATGTATCAAAGTTAATAACTTTACAATCTGTTGGAAAAGCATAACGGCTAGTATTAGCTGTTAAAGTTTGTGTTTTAGTATTGTGATTAAAAGGCCACTCAAATTCAGATTGATTTATATATCTAATAGACGCATTAACTGCATCCCTTGCATGAGCATAAAACCCTGTTGCAGCCGCAAAGTTAGCAGAAGTTAATTCAACTTCATTTAAGCGTCTGTTTACTTGATTTACTAACTGTAAAAATGTTGTAGCCATTTATGTTTCCTCAAACAAATGAGGGGGCAGGTTGCCCCGCCCCGTCATATTATGTTAGGCTTGATCACGGCTAACTTCGTTAGCAACCAAATCGCCCGGATCATCTACGTCCATGCAGACAGCAAACATGCGGAGTTTTCCACCTGTTGTTGTACCTGTCATTGCTTGGATTTCGATGTCAATGGTGTCAGAAGTGCCGCCAATAAGAACAGGAGTTTGTCCTGCTTTAAAAGCATAGTCACCTACTGATGCTCCGTCAAAGTCGAAACCATCAACAAAGTTATCCAAGTCACCGCCAGTAACACCAAAGTCAAAATCTGTGTCAGTTGAAGTACCAGCATGTGCTTCAGTAACTTCAAGACCAGCACACATAATGAGTGTATTAGCTGGAATGGTCAAACCCGGAATAACGTCATTAGCAGCAAGAGCAGTGCCTTTATCTGTAACAGCAGTTGCAAGATTTAGCTCTGCTGAAATAAGATACGGCTGTCGCCCACGTGCTGTGTTTCCACGTGCTACGGAAGTAGTATTATCACCTAGTGCCATAATTCAATCTCCCTTTAGCGTACGTTATAAATGGCGTTAACAAGAGCCTCTGGACGGAGAACCTTGCGACCATACAAATGCATACCCCGAACAATGTCGGCGAAGCTATCTGGATCACGGTATGTTTCGGTCTTGTTAATCTGCTCTGCAGTAGCAACAGCAGAAGAGTGACCAGCAACAATCACACCATAGTTGGATGAATTGGTATCTGCTTCAGTAGAAGGACCAGTTCCAACAGATGGTAGGTTGTTAGATACATGAACAGTAAAGCCATGTAATGTACCAGCCATTTGACCATTTTGCAGACCTGAACCACCGAAGTCGGCATTGAACAGCCGTGAGTCTTCGTCTTTTAGAAGTTCTGCAAATACCGGATCAACTACAAGCCAGCGACCTGTGGTATCCACATTTTGCTGGTCGAGTTTGCGACCCATACGAGCAATCACTGATAGTGGGTTAGCGTTACCAGCAGCAGTAGGTGCTGCAGAGTTACCACTCCGTGCTGCAAGAGCAATAGAGTTACCACCTGAACCAGCGTTAAAGTCACTGGCATCTAGTTTCATGCTTGCAAGCAATTCGTCTGAACCAGCAGTGCTTACAGCTTTTGAACCATTGACGGTTGTATTAGCTGTGTCAGCATTGCTATGTAAAGCTGATTGCTTAAAACCTGACAAGTAACCAAGAACATCTTGGTCAAACTGGTCAGCAAGGCGATACGCAGCACGATCACTTGCCAAAGATTGGAAGTTAACGTGTGAGTGCGCTTCTTCAATATCATCAACCTTGAATGCAAAGTAGTTAGCTTTGTCAATCGTTAGGCTGAAATCTTCATCGTCAAGGTCTTGCGGCGTGATGGTTGTACCACGGGCATATGCCTTAACGGTGATTTCGGGTTCCTTGATAATCTTAACGGAATCCCCCATTTGTGCAATTTCACCAAAGTAGTCGTTGTTGGTGATTGCCTCACAAACAGCGGCCTTGCGGAAAGCAAGTTGCACCTGTTTGGAGTAAATTACGGGAGAAAAATTACCGTTAGGAAGATTACCATAACCACTAGCAGTAGTAAATGCCATGTTAAAATCTCCTAATTTAGCATTTCACAGATGCAAACATTACAATTCTTAGCAGAGGCTGTCTAACGTAGGGTGTATCTTATACAAGAGTTGCAACTAATGTACTTAATAGGCCATGTTATTCAGGTAATCCGAAAGGGTTATTGATGTTTGCGGATAAAGGTGCAACCATATTGCGCAATATAGTTACACCGTTCTGACTATAGTTATACCTATAAATAACTATTTGTCAATACTTTTTTCTTTTGGCACTTCAATAAAATTCATATTCATGCTAAAAGACCTGCGTTCACCTTTTGTGTAAAATGGATAAACGCAGTGAAACAGTTGTGATGGGAAGACATAAAAATCTCCAACTTGTGGTTTTATTATAAAGTTTGTACAGGTGTAGCCTGATGCGGTTCCACTAGCAAACTGTATATGCCCATTAGATGGATGATGGTCTTTGTAATCTTCTTCCCATTCTTCCTCTATACCTTCAGGAAGTTTTAAATAACCCACACAGGATAACCTAGACCCCGTGTGAATATGAAGTGGGTTGTATTCATTTTGAAATTGGCGTACAAACCAACCTGAAACTATTTGCAAGGCGTAGTTATTATTCTCTGTATCCAGAGTTTTTGTACCCATAGAGTTTCTATACTCTGTGTAGTTTTGATACTTACCTACAAACTGACCTAGACTTTTCTGTGCAATTAACTTTATCTCATCATCAAAAGCTAATTCTTCAGAGACTTTACCTACTAATTGATCAGAATAGTCATCTAGTCTTGTAGACATCTTATCATTTAGTTCGTCTACTACATCGTCTGGCATACGATAATAACCCATCGTTGGACCAAACGGCGCAAATAATTCCATGTCTTTTTGAGGTTTATATATAATACTCATCTAGCAGAACCAGATACATCATACACAAACTTACCAGAACGAATGGCTTCCATGATTTCATCAGAGTGTTTTTCATACTCTTGTGCAGACATCTTCTGTACTTGCGACTCTTTGAGATACGTAGTTGCTTCGTTTTCTTGTGGCTTACTACGGGAGTTTTTTGTATTTACGGATTTAGCTGCCGCTTTATCTGACTTGGGTTTTTCTTTAGCTATACCCATATCAGCTTTGTACAAATCAATTGCTCGTGCTGCAGAACGTGCATCGTTATCATTGTCGTACAATGCATCCTGTACCCACTTAGGCTGATCATCAGCCCAATTATGAAACTCATCACTGTCACGAATGTCACCAAAGTCAGGGTGAATACGCATTAGTTCTGCTTCAGCTTTTTCTTTAGTCGCACTAGTTTGTAACTCATCAATTACTTTCATTCGTTCTTCAAGAGCAGTAGATTGCTCACGTGCTTTTTTCATAGCAATTGTTTCAACGATAGCTGCTACATCTGGATAGTCTGCTGCCCATTGTTCTATGTCTTCATCAGACTTAGGCAGTTTCATTTCTTTCTTTGTAGCTTGACTGAGTTGAGATTTAAGTGCTTCAATCTCCTTTTTAAACTCTTCAGACTGTTGTTGTTGATGCCTACGCAGGTCAGAGTAACGCTTCTTAAATGTTTTTTCTTCTGCGTTTGTAGGTTCAGCTTCTTCTGGTTCAGCAGTTTTTTGCTCTGCCTCACCCTTCTGCTCTTTCATCATTTGTTCTAGTTCTTCTTCTTCCTTTTTACGTTTTTCTTCGTTTGTGTATTTACGATTTGCAAATGCAACTTTCTTTTCTGGTTGCATTTCTTCTGCCATAATAGCTTGTTCTGCCATTGGATATTTCCTTTTGTTGGGGCCACCGTAGCCACACTGTCGGGTGTGGGGAGTGAGTAGCCAACTGATTATGGATTATTTTTTAGAAGCTAATCCACTTCGCTTCATCTGTTTGGCTAGGCCACCTTTGTTAAAATCTCCAAACTGTCCTTCAGCAGCAGGTTCTGGAGTAGGTCCACTATCAATACCAGCAGCAGCATTTGCTGCAGCCGCATCAGCTTCAGCACCTTCGTAGTCATCGTCTTCTTCAGTTGACATAGTTTCAGCATATGCTGTCATAGCTGCATCAACAGCTTGTTTTTCTTGGTCAGTCATTTCAGCACGTTCTTCTGCACTAACTGCACCTGTTCTATCTTCTGCACCAATGTCAGTACCAAATATACCACTACCTGATACTTTACCTCTGTCTCGTCCTAATGCATCACTTATATACTTGTCAACACCTTTACTTTTTTCAATAGAATCTCTAACATCATCTGCACCAGTAGTTCTAATACTATAAGCTAAATAATTAGCACGACTCATATCTAAAGTTTCGCCCTGTAAAACATCATCAATTTTAGATAACTCTCTAACTATACCTGCTAGTTCTTGTCTATCAGTTGTTTTTACTGGCCCTGATCTTGTAATATATTTGTTATACTGTTCAGCATTAAGAGCCAAATTAAAACCTAATGCGCTTGCAGGAGAAACACCTACTTTAGTTGTAGGGTCTATGATATTTGAAAGTATTGCTCCTTGATTCCCAGATAAACTTAGAGGCTGTCCAATTTTACCTCCACTTAGAGATTCTGCAAGACTAGAAAAACCAGCACCCATCATTCCTCTAATATCTGATAAACCTATACCTGTAAAACTTACACCTGCCCTAAACGCACCTTGAACTAAACCTTTATTTCTTCCTGTCTTAGCAATCTCTCCACCAAAAGATATTGTTGTTGGCTTTGATGGGTCAAAATCGCCACCTTCATTATCTTGTTCACGCACACTAGTAGTGTCAACACCAGTAGTCGAAGTTTTAGTAGACTGAACTGCATCAGTTTGTAGTCTAAATCCTTCTGGAATAGGGTCTAATAGCTCACCTGTTGCTTTATCTTTGCGTAATTGTATAGTTTGCCCTGCATCGTTTACATAAGTAACATATTCAAAATCTACACCGGGAACATTTTTTCCAAGAAAATCACTGGAAGTAGGTACAACAGGGTCTAAAGTTTTGGGTTGAAATGCTCCTTCTGTTGCTGTAGCAGTTTTAAACTGTGGTACATAGGGTTGAAATTGTTGAAATTGTTGTGGTTGCGGTGCAGTATAGCCAGTTGTTATTGGGTCAGCTACTTTATAACCACCACCTGTAGTAAATGTACCATTAGCAGCTTTTATAACACCGCCACTAGCCATATTATACTCTGGTTCTTCTTCCATGTCAAGGTCTTCAATGGAAAAAGGTAAATCGTCTGGCATAATAGCTTCTTCACTATTACCCATCTGACCCATATCTTCCATCATTCGCAGTCCAGCTTTTGCACGTTGACGTATTTTCATCAACTTCTCAAGACCAATAAAACGAACTACATCTGCAGGAAATACAAATTCACCTTCACTTAATTGTGCAGGTATATCATCACGAACTTCCTCTTGAGTAGAACCCGGCGGTACATCATTACCAGATACAGGGTCTATAGTACCGCCCTCATCCATAAGACCACCTTCATCAAACCCACGTTCTACAGGTTCAAACATTTCCATTTGTTCTGACATTTTGTACATGGTATCACCCTTCAGCGTTAGTTACGTCCTCACGTAATCTTTTAATCTTACGTAGTACATCTATAGCACCTTGTGCTTTGTGTACTATTATCATATTATCCGATTGTTCTAGCACCTTATGGTGCTGATCTATTATACTATCTAAATACTTACTGAAGTGGTCCCATTGGCGGTTGTTGCCCACCAGCGGCTTGAGCTTGCTGAGTATTTCCTTGTTGTTGTTGCTGTTCATTTCCACTAAATCCCTGTTCACCCGGTACAGGAGCCTGACCCGTACCTATATTGCCGCCACCTGCACCTGTTGGGTCCATAGCATCAGCACCCGGCGGTGGTGTCATACCACCTTGCTCTGGTCCTGCTGGCTGTTGGAACCCTTTCATAATCTCTGCTTGTAGGGCAGCTTCATCCATATTGTTGGTTACTTTGTCAGGGTCTAAGTCCATAGACTTTGCAATCTCACGGATTACATATTGGAACTTAGCAAAGGGTGCAAGTGTAGGATTACTTGCAATCTGCAAAAACTGCATTAACCTTTGGCTACGTATTTCGTTAGCCATCAAGCTTTCTGTACCACGTGCCTTAACTTCTAAGTCACCCTTAATCTCTGGGTCAAAGTCAAACTGCATATTAAAGCGGAAGAAACCTTCGCCAAGTGGACGTAACAGATAGTCGTCTACATTCTTAATAATTGTTTTAGTGCTACCTTGCGCTGCACCCATAAGCATAGATATACCAGAAGCTGTACGGCCCACGCCTGATACACCTGTCTGTCCATGAGCAAATGAAGGGAAGCCCGTGCTTTCGTCTGCCAGTACACGTGCCTTATCAAATAGCATCATGTTTTCTTGTGAGACATTAGGAAACTTAGTGCCAAATATCGCTTGCCCCGGTGCGCCACCTTGTCTACGGAATACCTTGCCCGGATACAATGATAAGTCTTGTCCCGGCACTAGATTAGTTTCGTCTACCTCTACAATTAAGTTACCGGACAGTACAGCGTTGTCTACAGCCATACGCATAAAACCATTCATAAGTGTCTGCGTATCATCCATGTTTTC